GGCGTCAGCCGAAGCAAAGAAAGGAGACTCTGAAGATTCTGGTGTTCTTACTGAAAAGGATATTGAACAGTTATTTGCTGACGTTACAAATATTAAAGTTAAGGATACAAAACAACTCCCTAGTGCATAATGGCATATCAGTTAATATTTCCTATTAATGCAGGTGCTGGCCAAACCCATGGCCAGTATTTTACTATTGGTAGAGTTAAGAAAATTGTAATGGGTCCATTCATAGGAAATACTAAAACACCAGATCCTGATTATACTAACCCTGGTGATATCGGTAAAATTAAGTATGAGCTGCTTTATTCACCATTAGCTACTTCAAAAGCTAATGAAGTATCCGATCCTGCATTTCCTATATTTTCTTTTATTAAGCAATATCCAGTAGTAAATGAAATAGTATTAATATTAGGAGGCCCTACAGAAAGACTTAATGATAGTTCACAAAATCAACAGTTTTTCTATTTTCCTCCATACTCTTTATGGAATAATTCTAATCATGGAGCTTTTCCAAACATGTATGAATGGCAAGACTTTTTAGCAGATTATTCAAATAAACCTAATTATCAAGGTAATGCTACTGCCATTCCTAAACTTCCCTTAGGGGCCACATTTACAGAAAAGTATATTAGAAATCTTCAACCTTTTGAAGGAGATAGCATTATACAATCTAGATTTGGCCAGTCTATAAGATTTGGCAGTACTGTTCCTGTAATGAAGAAGTTTAATACTTGGTCTACATCTGGAGAAACCGGCGATCCTATTACTATTATAACAAATAGTCAGGGTAATAGACCAGGTCTTGGTAAATTTGAGAATATAGTTGAAGATATAAATAAAGATGGTTCTGCTATATGGATGACATCTACTCAAGAAATATTTTTAGAGGACATAAATAGTTTTCCTTTGAACTCTTTTGGAGTAAGCATAAAACCACAAATACAAGATGTTTTAGAAGTACAAAGACCTCCTGTATCAAATGAAATTACTTCTGCAGAACTACAAGATAAAAATAGTATAGGATGATATTTGAACCTAAATTTCCATATAAAGGTAACCAATTAATATTATCATCAGATAGGGTAATACTCCATTCCAAGTCTGACGCAATTTTTCTTTTTGGTAAACAAGCTGTTTCTTTATCTTCTACAAAGACTATTAACTTAGATGCTTTTGATAAAGTATTAATAGATTGTAAGATAATTGAATTAGGATCTAAAGCGCAAACTCTAGGAGAGCCTTTAATATTAGGAAAAACTTTTGCTATACAAATGGCTGTATTTCTTGATAGAATTGCGGCTGCTGGAACTTTATTAGCCAATGTATCAGAAACAAATTTAGGTGCTAGTATGCAATACATAGCTATGGCCGGACAAAAAATAAATGATGAAGCAACAAGATTAGGAGATCTTGTAAGAAATCCTGATTCTATAATATTATCTAAAAATACATTTACAAGATAGTATGATACCAGCTTTAAATCCAAATATTGCCAAAACAACTAATCAAGTAAAGAATAATCCTTTTGGATCTCAATTTGAAAAGAAGTTTAATGTTAATATAACTAATAATAAACTTAATGCAAATACTACTACTGCTAAAGGTTTAGAAAAAGTAATTGGTGTTATTGCTAAATTTATTATAAAAGCTCAAGGTAAAACAAATAAGATATTTTATGGTGAGTTTAAATTAAAACAAAACCAAGGAACAGCTATTCAAAGGGCTTTAGATAAGGGCATAGATAATTTACTTACTAATTTTGCTGGTGTAGATTTTTGTAATTTATTAAATTATACTATAACTCAAGTACCTAAAGGCCAATCTTTTAATCCTAGAGGACCAATACCAACAGATAAAATATCAAGAGCTAAATGGAATTTACAAAATAAGGCCTTTGAAGTTCAAAAAAAAATAGATAAATATTATACTAGTTATGGCGATGCATCTAATCCAGAAAGTAAATTAGGATTATCTAATTTAATTAGAGATATTAATGAAATATTCTCAACAATTCTTTCTCCAAATACTGGTGTTAATGATCCAGAATTAATACAAGCTTTTCCTCAATTATCTGTAGCCGGTAATTTTTTGTCAAATTCGTCAGGAATATTTAATAGTTATACAAATGTTAGTAATATTCCAAATACAGACGTTAAAAAGATAGTAAATACTATAGATAAAGTAAGATATTATTGCATAGCTATTCAAGGACTTAACTCAGTAGCATCTGCAGTTAACTTTGTAGATACAATTTTAGATAGTAAAGTTCAACAAGAAATAGCAAAAATAAATAAATTAGTACCTCTTAAAGATATTTCAAAAGTAATAAAATCAATATTAAGATTAGCTAATAATATAAATTCAGTAGCACAAAATGCATTAAAATATATTAATACAGCAAGAACTATTATAAGACTTGTTATTTTTATCTTAAAAGCATTTACTATAGTTAAAACATTTATAGTAGCTATACCCATACCAAGCTTATTTGGAACTAAAGGAACAGACATAAAATTAAATGACATATTTCAACAAAAGTTAACAGAGTTAGGCCAAAAAAAGTTAGTGAAAAGATTAAATCAAATAAATGCTGTATTAAACTTGATGACTATATTTGTTACAAGTTTAGTAGCTATAATGGGTGAAATTATAGGAAAACTAAATGCTGTACTACTTAATATAGAAAATTGTAATATTGAAAATTCTGATCTTATAGATGCAGAAATTAAACAAGATTTGACTAATACAATAACTAGTCTTACTATCACAGCAAACGCTCTTCAAGACTTTTTGGATAAAACCAATCAGACAGACGATAATAAAAATAAAATATTTGGTGAATATACAATAGAAATAGTAACGGAAGAATTAGTTGATGAAGGAATAAGTATTAGGAGAAGATATGGAATTGCTAGAAATAATAGCGGTTATATAGTTGTAGAATCCACTCCTACATTCGCATCTTTAGACTTAATTATAATAAATGAAGTAAAAGTTTTATTAGTATCAAAAGGATTAGTAAAAGCTAATTTAGAAGGTTTATCATCTGAAGAAGAAGTAACAGTGATAGAATCCTTAAGCTATTTGGAAGACGATAATATTACTATAGATAATATAAATGTATCTGAACAAGATATTCAAAATTATAAAGATCAAGATGACGAATTGGGACTATCATCATTTATAAATAATCTTCCTGGTGGAACTAGCCTTCGTAAAAAAGTTAGGTCTTTATTATCCAAACAATCGCAAAAATTAAAATCAAATCTTTCTAGTACTGATCCTGAAGGTAAATATTCTAACTCTATATCTGGAGTAACGGATGTAACCTCAGGAATAGTAGGCTCAGGACCAGATCCTAATCAATTAGAAATAGATAAGCTCCAAAAGGAAAAATCAAGACTTCAAGCTACTTTACCAGTTGCTGCTTCTAATCCAATTTTATTAGCTATTACTATTAAGAAAATAAAGGAAGTAGACAATAAAATTAAACAGCTTAAAAATGGTTAAAAATAATATTTATAAGATATGGCACAAATAGATGCACTTAGAAAATTAATAAGAGAAGAACTTAGGGCGGTTCTAAAGGAAGAGCTTCCAAAAATATTAAAGGAAGTAAAAGCCCCTGTTATGATAGACCAAAAGAAAAACCTTCAAGAACAGGTTAAGTCAAAGATACCTGGAACATTAAATACCTCTACTCCTAAACCTATCAAGTTTACTAATAACAATCCAATGGCGGCTTTCTTAAATGATACCGCTCAGAGTATGTTAAATGAAGACTTTAGTATGACTTCTGGTGATGTTCATCCTGGATTAGCTTTCCAACCTAAAGAAGTTCAGGTAGGATCAGTTCAAGGTATGCTTGGATCTGCTAGACCCAGTTCTAATATAGATGCTGTTCAGATAAATGAGGTTCCAGACTTTTCAGGACTTATGGCCAAACTTAAAGAGCAAGGACAAATTTAATGGCATACGGACTAAAGAAAATATCACCATTAGACCTCAAGCCTTCAACAGCAATTGGAGTTAAAATTCCATTCTCAGCAGAGAACGTATTTCAATCTGTATATACTACAAAGGATCAGATCAAATATAATATCATAAACTATCTTTTAACAGATCCAAGAGAAAGGGTTTTTAATCCAACTTTTGGTGCTGGACTTAGAGCTAGATTATTTGAACAGATTGATCAAGATACTTTTGATAATATGAAACAATCTATAAGGACTCAAATGGAATCATATTTCCCTCAGATTGAAATTACTACTTTAGAAATAATAGGAGACCCTAATTATAACTCTATAAATATAAAATTTAGTTATAGGCTTTTAAGATCAAATGAAAATGATAATGTCACATTGACAATACAAAATATGTAAAGATGCCTAACCAAGTTGATATAAAATATCTAAATAAAGACTTTAGCTCGTTCAAAACAGATTTGATTGAGTATGCAAGAGCTTATTATCCAACCGTCTATAATGACTTTACTCAGCCTAGTCCTGGTAGTATGTTCATTGATATGGCTTCTTATGTAGGAGACGTACTTTCATTTTACCTTGATAATCAACTTCAAGAAACATTCTTACAATATGCAAAACAAAAGAATAACTTATATACTTTAGCCTACATGTTAGGTTATAGACCAAAAGTTACTTCTGCAGCTATTGTTAATTTAGATGTCTATCAACAAGTTCCTTCTGTTACTGTAGGACCAGATGTAATTCCTGATTTTACTTATGCTATGACTATAGGTCAAGGAATGCAAGTGAGGTCTAATATAAATACATCAGTACTATTTTATGTGCCTCAAAAAGTAGACTTTACTACATCATCTTCATATGATCCTACAAATATAGAAGTCTATACAGTTAATGGAAGTAATGTTCCTACATCATACTTATTTAAGAAAACAGTACAAGCAATATCTGGACAGGTTAAAAACGCAGCATTCACATTCTCAGCTCCTCAAAGATTTACAACAATTAATATACAAGATGCTTCTATAATAACAATATTAGAAGCTAAGGATTCTTCTGGTAATACTTGGTACGAAGTACCTTATCTTGCTCAAGATTATATATTAAAGCCAGTACAAAATACAGCAGCTAATTATCCTAGCTTATATCAATATCAGAATCAAGTTCCATACATGATTCAAAAGTTACAAGTTCCGAGAAGATTTGTATCTAGATTCAGAACTGATGGTACATTAGAAATAGAATTTGGTTCTGGAATAAATTCAGCAGCTGATAGCACTATTTTACCTGATCCTAACAATGTTAGTGTCGGTTTAACTGGCGGTGGACTTAGTACCTTATCTAGTTCTTTTGATCCTACTAACTTTGTAACAACTCAAACATACGGTATTGCGCCAAAAAATACAACTATTACTTTTCAATATCTTGTAGGTGGAGGAGCTTCTGCAAATGTATTATCAAATCAACTTACTCAATTAGCATCTTATACCGTATCTGGAAATACTACATATCAAAATACAATAGTGGTAAATAATTCAGATCCAGCATCTGGCGGCGGCGATGGTGATACAGTAGATGAATTAAGATTTAATATAGCTAATGAGTTTCCAACACAGTTAAGAGCTGTAACACAAGAAGACTATCTTGCAAGAGCATTAAGTATGCCAGCTGAATATGGTAAAATAAGTAAGGCGTATGTAACAAAAGATGATGCTACTTTTAATAACTACATGAGAGATATAAGTCAAAAAGATCAAGTGTTGGTTAGTATGTATGTATTAGGATTAAATAGCTCTAATCAATTAGCAGATCCTTCACCAGCTTTACTTCAAAATTTACAAACATACCTTTCTGAATATAGAATGATGACCGATGCAGTTAATCTTAAACCTGCATATATTATTAATATAGGTTGTAACTTTGATATTGTTATTCGCCCTAACTATACAAGTCAAGATGTTATAGCAAGATGTATTTTAGTTTTGCAAGACTTCTTTAAAATTACTAATTGGCAGATTAACCAGCCTATTTTGTTAGGAGATATATATTCATTGTTAGACACCGTAGAAGGCGTACAAACAGTTAAAGATATTAGAATTGTAAATAAATCAGGAGAGGTAGATGGATACTCTAAATATTCTTATGATATATCTGCTGGTACTTTAAATGGTGTTATATATCCTTCTTTGGATCCTTCAATATTTGAAATAAAATATCCTAACACAGATATTCAAGGTCGTGTAGTAACAATGTAAAAAGACTAAAAATGGCTGTATATAAAATATTTCCTTCTGCTGATGCAACTTTATATTCAAGTAGTCCTGCTGCGAATACAGGATTAGATGAAATATTAGAAGTATCTGTAAAAAATTCTGACAATCCATCTAATTATTTTGTAGACCCAGTGCCTTCTGAACCTATTATTCAAGATAATTTAAGAAGGCCTTTAATAATATTTTCTAATACTGATCTTGCTACTTTAAAATCATATGCAACTGGATCTTGGAAAAGTAGTTTAAAACTTTATCTTGCCGCAGCAGAAAATTTAAATACTACATATAGTCTTGAATTTAAGCAAGTAGCTAATCAGTGGGAAATGGGCACAGGTAAGTTTGGAGATTCTCCTGAAACAAGAAACGGAGCTTGCTGGTATAGTCCCAATCAATTTACTACTACAGCTAATTCTTGGGGAAGTGGAGCATACTACTTAACTCCTGGAGGTGGCTCATGGACTAATTTATATACTACCCAATCTTTTGGATATACTGATAATAAAGATGTAAATGCAGATGTTACTTCTATAGTTAATAGTTGGTTTAGCGGATCAGCCTCTAATTATGGATTTTTAGTAAAGCATCCAGACAATATTGAACAAAATTCAGGTAGTTATATTGGTTTAAGTTTCTTTTCAGTAGATAGTCACACAATATATACTCCTTGTTTAGAAATAAAGTGGGATGATAGTTCCTATATTACGGGAAGCCTTAGTGTTATAAATAATTCAGATTCAGTTATAACTCTTGCAAATAATATAGATTTATATAAGTATGGAACATCAAAATATAGGTTTAAAATAAATGCAAGAGATAAATATCCTACTAGAACATTTACTACTTCATCTTGGTATACTACAAATAAAGCGCTTCCTCAAACATCATATTGGGCTTTACAAGATGCTAAAACAAATGATATAGTAGTAGACTTTGATACTACTTATACAAAAATAAGTTGTGATGGAACAAATAGCTATTTTACTCTTTATATGAATGGATTAGAGCCTGAAAGATATTACAAAGTTCTAGTAAGGACTGTTTTATCAAATGGAGAATCCTATGATATTGACAATAACTTAATATTTAAAGTTACTAGATAATGGCAAATGTAGATTTGGTTAAAGAGATTTATGGAATTAATACATACTCTAAAGCTATTAATATTAGCTTTTCAGAATTAATAACTCCTACAGTTCCTGATACAGGTAGTGTTATTACAGTAGATGATTTTTTTCAGTATTATGATCAACTATTCTTTAATATACCAGTAGATGGAACAATTAACTCTCATACCTATCTAGTAGAAAGAAGTCAACAGTATATTGGAGGTTCTGTAATAGATGCTGAAAAACAGGCACTTATTGAAGAGATTAATTCTCTTCGCCAACAATTATTAGATTTAAATCAATCGTTTACAAGCATTAACGATATAATATAATGGAGTTAGTTAATATAACATACGCAGGTGAAGGTGCACAACCACAAGATTTAAATATAATAGATAGGCCATTAGTAACTTCTAATTTTATAAACAGTAAATTTGGAGAGGCTAATGACTACTTAGAGTTATATATATATGATGAAAATAATAATCTATTAACTGTAGATTATGATGCATTTGATTATTATCCGTATTTAACTACTAATCCTCAAAATAATACTTATTCAAGTTTAGTTTTAGATCCAGAAAAAGATGTAAAAAATAGAGGGTATAATAGAGGTAATTTAAATATTCAATATAACTTTTATAAAAGATTATTCAATTCTCAGTTTGGTAAGTTTTATTGGATCAAAGAAATATCAACTTCAAGAACCGAGATAAAATTATCTTCACAAACAATTAGTGATCTTGATATAAGAGGCGGTTTTACTCAATACCAAGGTTATACTAGTACTAAAAACTACTATCCTATATTCTATTTGAATTTTGGAAATAACCAACTAGTAGTTGCTAATAATGTAGTATACACAGAAGATGAGGAAGGAGGATATTTAATAGTTAAACTTTATGAAGCACTACCTGCCGAGTTTGATATAAAAAGCCAACTTTGGATAGTAGATAGAGTTGCTGAATCTGTAAGCTTTGATATAAGTATCCAAATAGAGGCTGAAAATATTGATCAAGTAAATAGACTTAGAGGGCCTAATTTTAACGTATCAATAAATAATAAAAACGGTAAAACAACACCATATTATAATTATAACAATTTATTAGCCAGTAGTGTAAGTTCATCATATCAAAAATTACTTAGCTATTATCAAGATAAGTCTGTTGCTATTAATGTAGATTATAGTAACTTTGATAACTTTATACATTTTTCTAGTGCGGTAGAAAGAGTTAGTAATTTTGTATATAAGATACAATTAATAGAGTCTAAGAGTGCTGAAATATCTGAACAACAAATAATTGCTGGAGGTACTTCTAATGCTACTATTATAAGTAATACAATAACTGCTGCTCAACAATATATCAATAATATTATAGAGAAGTTTGATCCGTATGAATACTTTTTATATTTTGAATCTTCAAGTTGGGCATGGCCAAAGAGTACCAGTACACAGCCGTATGCTTTATACTCTGCAACATCATCACAGGTATCTAACTTTTTAGGAACTACGAATACTATTCCTACAGCAACTACCCAATCTTTATTATTTAGTGCTTCATATTATGATTTAACTAATAAAGATATACTCCATGGTTCTACTCCTCAGTATTTATTAGACGATCCATCAAATGCTCCTTATATCACTTTCTTAGATATGATAGGACAGCACTTTGATAATATTTGGTTATATTACAAAGATCTTTCTAATAGGTATAACAATACGAATAATCCTGATACAGGAATATCATTAGACGTGGTTTCAGACGCATTACGCGGCTTTGGCGTTCAGTTATATACAAACTCAAACGTATCTGATAACCTCTATTATACACTGTTTGGAATCAATGAGGATGGATCGTTATTACCTCCAACTGGTTCAGAAAAAATTACTACCATAGGTGGAAAATATGTTACTTCAAGTTTAACTACTTTATCTGCAAAAAATATACAGCAAGAAATTTATAAGAGGCTGTATCATAACCTTCCATACTTACTAAAAACAAAAGGTACGGAAAGAGGTGTTAAAGCCTTAATTAGCACATTTGGTATTCCTGATAGTATATTAACTGTTAGAGAATTTGGAGGTACTCCTATTAATTCTGTAGATGGCTTCTTTGATCTTGATTCATCAGAATATAAAATTGCAATTGTAACAGGAAGTAATGGAAATGTTACTAGTAGTTTAACTTTATCTTCTTCCTTACTTCATCCAGAAACAAGTTTGCAATATTATCAAAATATTAATAGGCTCAATAATACTAATATAGAAGTAGGATTCTCTCCCGCAGATACTATTAATTCTAATATAACATCTTCATTAGGATATTTTAGTATAGACCAATTAATAGGAGCCCCAGGCAATCAATATTCTTCTTCATACCAAACTTTAGTTAGCGCATCAAATTCGTACTTCTCTACATATACCCAACCTAATAGTATTTGGGAATATATAAGACTTATCAAGTTTTATAATAACTCTTTGTTCAAGATGATTAAAGATTATGTACCTGCTAGAGCTAATCTCTCTACTGGTATTATAGTTAAGTCTCATATGTTAGAGAGAAATAAGTATGCTAGAAATGAACCTGTAATGACATTTAATGACTATTCACAGTCTATAGATACTGCATTTATTTCAGGTTCTGATGGAGGTTCTATTGAAGGATCAACTAGTTGGTCAGGATATACTACATCTATTTCAGGAGCCGTTGCTATATCTAGTACTAATGGAATAGAAAAGTACACAGGAGAATTAAGCGGTTCTAGAATAGAAGTGACTAATGGAGATGCATTTCCTCAAATAGAAGTATCAAACCTACCTTCAAGCTCTTTATATGTTGAAGTACCTTTACAAGCTTTATATCAAAATATAACTTCTTCTGTAAGATCTGTGTATCTTTGGGATATTGACTATAGTTCAGACCAAACAAAACCTGTTAACTACGGAGTAGTAACTAAGTCTATAAATGACTATCAAATAAATAACTACGCTGATTATACTAATCCAAATAGTCCCTATGCTTATGTTCAAGACTATAACTATTTCTTACAAAGGTCAATATTACCAAGATACTCGGGTTCACAAACAATAAGTGCTACTTATAATACGTATACTCAAGGAGACCAATCATATGGTAAAACTGCTGCTATAGATAAAGGAAAGTATCAATACGCTTATCTTTTAGATATTTATACGTCTTCTATATTCTTTCCTAAAAGATCAAATGCCCAGATAAAATATCTTTTTGATAATAATGAGAATGTTTTAAATCTTACAAAAGCAAATAATAATATATTTACGGTTCAAAATGTATTTAAGTCAGGTGAAACTACAGATATATCACTATTTCAATATGATGAATTAAATCCATATTCTCAATTACTGGCTAATAATCCTACGCTTGAAATTTTTGAAGGCGGTTTTAGATATCTTCCTATTTTACATAATGTAAGTGGATCGCCTAATGTAGTACAAAGTTTTAACTTAGATTCTCCTGATACTAGAACTGTGATTACTACTGCTGGTGGTGGAGGCTCGGATCCTAATAATCCTGTATTTAATCCTACTAATTGGTCTCTTTCTTATAGTTGGATAGAAACTCAAATTGATGAAAATACCTCTTACTATACACAAGTAGTAAATGCGACATATTCTGGAGGACCTTCTCCTTATGATGTAACAGTTAATATAAGTACTTATATGCAAACAGATTTAAGCTGTGGAAGTATAAGATCTATATCAGCAGTAGTTTATACGTCACAAACAGTTGGATCTGTAAATATAGGAACCGGTATAGGACCTTATACAGGTGGAGGATCGGGTACAGGATATGCTCCTGGATTTGCTTCTTGCTTTCCTATAGATTTTGTAAATAATATTACTCAATTTGGCGGTGGTAGTCCTGGTGGATCTTCGACTTCTACTTTTTATGTAACTGCTGTTACAAGTTCTCAACCGTGCTTATATTATATATCAGAATCTAATCAATTTGTGCTTAATAGTACAATAGCTTATTATTACAATAGCTTTGGATTAACTTTTGATTCTACTAGTGATCCTTTCTGGTCTAATCCTATTTTAAGTAGGGTAGTGCTTCCTTTTACTCTTGAGACAGGAGATAGAATATCTTTATATGATTCTGCTTCACTACTTGGATGGGATGAAAGATTTGAATATACAGTTAAAAGCGTAGTACCTACAGGATCCGGTTTAACTGGATCTAGGCTATTAGTTGAAGTAGATAGGCCTGTAAATTTAGCTTTATTATCAACTGGAAGCTTCTCAGATTCTTTAACAAATGCTCCTTGGAGAGGATGTAGATATGTTATTTGGAAACACATACCGGATGAAACTAATGTTATATTAAGGTATGATCCAAAAGATAACTACATAGTAGAAACAGGATTATTATTTCCACAATATATAGAAAAACCAGTAAAGGAAAATGCAGGTAATGTAGTTAAGGCTCTTAAACAACAAAAGTTAATAGATCCTGATACAAACACTCTAATTTTCCAGTAACGTAGAAAAATAGAAATTCATTATATTTATTTAAAAGCCCATTTTATATGTCATATTTAAGTAGCACATCGGTAGTAGTAGATGCTATTCTTACCAAGAAAGGAAGAGAACTTCTAGCTAGAAACGACGGTTCTTTCAGAATCACCCAATTTAGTTTGGCTGATGATGAAATTGACTATACCCTTTATAATCCAACCCATCCCTCAGGATCTGCTTTTTACGGTGAAGCAATTGAAGCAATGCCTATTCTTCAGGCATTTCCTAATGATATGGAGATTATGAAGTATAAGCTAATCACCCTTCCTAGAGGAACTGCTAAAATCCCAGTACTTGATCTTGGATATACTGCTATTACTCTTAAACAAGGTGCTTCACTTTCTATAACTCCTCAAACTTTGAATTATCTAGGCGCTACGTCTACATTTGAACAGTCTGGTTATACAGCCACAATTGGAGATGTTAGAGTAGCAAGTTCATTTAATGGTGTTGGAGTTAATACCCCAGAAGCAACCTCTCTTAATTCTACTACAACTATTGGTACTAATGTAAGTAAGACAGTAATTGGAACCACAATTAATATAACAGCTACCACGGTTAATACACTATTTGGAAGTAATACTTCTTTATATACTACGTTAACTGTTATTGGTCGTGATTCTGGAGCTAGAATTAATATACCAGTAACTATTGTAAAAGTAAACTCATAATAATCTAATATATGTCATTTACGAGATTAGACCCGACAGATTTTGTAATATCATCAGACTCAGTTGTAGCTCCTGCATGGAGTAATGGTGCAACTATACTAACTGCATTTTTTACTTCTTCTGCATCAACTACAGGAAGTTATTATATAGATGTTTATAATGCAGCAGTAACTACAGCTACTTCATCTATACAATTTTCAATTGCATATGGACATATTTCTGGATTAGGATCTGCTCCATTAAATTCATTAGTTCCTGGAAATACTCCTACTAGAATTACTTTTGGTGAGTATAGGAATTTAATTTATGGAGATGCTGAAAGTGCTGTAAATTTTGGAATAGGAAATACGTCATCAGTAGATTTAATTGCAATCCCAATAGATAGAAATAGATATAAAGAAGGATTATTTCCAGGCACATTTAACTTAGCTCTTAGCTCATCAATAGGTAAAATAAATCTAACTGATAATTCTAATGATGTTACTACTATAACATATGTAGATGGAGGTAGAGTATTTGATATCATATCAGGATCTAATGGAACAGCTGCTAATACTTCATTAGTTTCAGGAGCTCCTGCAAAAGGATATACTCCTTCAGGAAGTTATGGTCTTTATTTACCTGATATGGGATTGATTATTCTTAATCCTAAAGCCTTATCTAACAATTTTGCGGGTGGTGGACTTGGAGTTACTTTTGTAACAGGAAGTACAAATATAGCATCATCAGCAAATAAAGAAACTATCTTCCAATTAATTAATAGAGGTGGTAGTTTCCAATTGAATTCTCAAGAGACTATATCTTCTGATTACATTTTTGTAAGGATTAAGAATGCTGAATATAACTATACAACTAACCCATCATTCATATCTGGTTCAGGAACTTTGATCTATTCTAATTTTATCAATAGTCCTCAAACGTATCCTACTGCTGTAGGTTTATATAATGATAATAATGAATTGTTGGCAGTTGCTAAATTATCTAAACCTTTAGTAAAAGATTTTACAAAAGAAGCATTAATTAGAGTTAAATTAGATTGGTAGTAAAACTACTATAATAGTTTATAAATGGGATTGTCAAAAAATACGCTGGACAGATCAGATATTTCTACATATCCTATTAAACTTAAATACTCGGCAACATATCTTAGTGCGTCTGCATATGATTACGGTATTACAGTTAATAGAGGTATCAATACCTCATTTAATAGTAACGGAATTACATTTCTTAACTACGCTTTAGTAAGACAATTATACTATCAAGAATATATTACGGGTTCATTATTAAATACTGCTAGTTATTGGGATCCAACTTTGCAATCAACGGCTGCTTCCGGCACATTTGATAATGACTTTAGATATTTCCCTACAGAGTCTAATGCAAAAATTACAGTCCTCGCAATGCCAAGATCTGTATTTGGAGAAAACGTGGGAAGAAAAACATTAGTTATATCAGGAAGTACTTATAGATTAATTGATGATGGAAATGGTAATGTATTAGATAGTAATAATAATAATGTTCATGTAGGTAATGTTCTTTATCATCAGGGCGTAGTAATTATTACCAATCTTGATTATGAATACGCTTTAATTAATACTGTATGTGATCTTTCAGGAACTGCTATATTAGAAGGTATAAATCCAACAACAACTAGCACAACTAGTACAACAACAACAGCAGCTCCAACTACAACAACAACTAGCACAACTAGTACAACAACAACAGCAGCTCCAACTACAACAACAACTAG